GCAGGTGCCTCGCTCGGTGAACCGGATTTGCCGGCACTGTTGGCGCCCTCGGCGCCCTTTGCCGTTTTCTGCTGTTCCACCAGTTTGGCGATGTCGGACTTGATAGCCGCCATCATGCCGATGGCGAGTTCGCGCGTGAGCTTGTTGCCAATGTTGGAAATGAGGACTTGTTCGAGCTGTTGAAGCATGCGTATCTCCGGGAGGGTTGGGTAAAGAACGTGGGCGGCTGGGCCAGCCGTCCGTAAGTGGTCAGTAGCGATCGCCTTCGATATCGACGGTGGGGCCGGCAAGCAGTCGCTGGCGATCGTGAGCGGTCATGTCGCGCAGGGCGTCACCCAACGAGTATGGATTGATCGGACGATGCTTGATGGCCTGGGCGGCTAGGCGCGCGGCCGCTTCATCGCACCAATTGACGGAGTAGATGGCGCCGGCGCCGAAGCTGCGCGTATGGGCGGCAATGACGCCACCGGTGAGCCCGGTGTCGTAGCGCACTTCCGGTACATCGATGCGCACGAAGCTCTGGCCGCCAATGGTCTGCTCGCTGATGCGGCCAGCGATGCGGGCGTGCCCGAATAGCTCAACGATGGCGAATTGGTCTGCGGTGTCGGCCATGTCAGATCACCGCTACTTGCTCGCCATCGGGCAGTCGCACGGGGTCATAGATCGAACCGACCCTCATAAACATGCGGCTGTCGTGCAGGAACTCCAGCACGTCGCCATCGGAGTCAATAAAGGCCAGCGCGATATCTTTTGGTTTCCCTTCAGCCGGGGTGCCGTCGTCGCCAGAGTGGACCGGCGCAGCGAGCGCCTGAGTGACGATGCAGCGCTCGTCGGCCTTGGGCCACTTGAACCGGTTATGTGCCCAAGGCCGCAGTACGACGATGTCGCCGATTTCAAACTTTGGCTGGCGCGAGCCTTCGAGTAGGCCCTGGAGATTCGCAAGCGAGGCCGCTTTCATCGAAACTTCAGCTCGGCCGCGCTGCGCAGCGGCGATTTTTCCGAGGACTTCTGCGAGAGGAAAGTCTGACATGTCATTCTCCAATCCGTGATGAGAGTGTTTTTGGGGTTGGGCAGGCGTGCAGCTACGGCTTACGCCGCAGCTGCTTGCTGCAAATCCTGGATCGCGAAATACACGGCCATGCAGCCCTGCACGTCGGCCATGGCGCTGTGCGCGTTCTCCAGCGGCCGCCCGAGGAAATGGTCGTGTGCCTCGCGCAAGTTCACCGTTTTGCCAATGCGCATGATCGAGGTGGCAAGGCGCTGGGTGCATTCCGCGCGGCCGGTCTTCCAGTCACCAAGCGCCGGGCCTTCGAAGTCGGCGCGGTGCTGCGCGATGCGGATGATCCGGGCGTCGAAGGGTTGGTTGTGGCCGATTCGCGTGCGTCCGCCCCACAGTTCCAGCAGCATGCATAGGGCCGCGTCTTCGCGTACACCAACATCCAACGCCATCGCGGTGCTGATACCGTGAATGGCCGTCATATCCTCGGGGATCGTCCAGCCGTCGGGGCGCACGATCACGTCGAGGGTGGAAACGGTGCGCCGCGTGTCGAGGTCGACAAGTGCGGCCGCCAGTTGAACGATGTGCGGCTGATTGGGATGATCGGACGGGTCTTTCCAGAGCGGCAGCCCCGTCGTTTCCGTGTCGTAGAAGAGGGCGAGATTCATGGTGGCGATCCTGTTTCTCATGGTTATGCGGCGGCCTGGCGCGATGCCAGGTCGGCCAGGAACTGCTCTTGATTGGCGGCGCGCTTCTCCAGCGTCTTGACCATGGTGCGCAGCTCGACCTCGAACTGCAGAAGCTGCTTTAGCAGCCAATCGCAGTAGTCGTCATCGCGCGGCACGCGCTGGATGTACAGGCGGAAGCGTTCGCTCTGGCGAGGGTCGTAGCTGATGAAGTCCCACCACTGACGCTCCGTCACCATCATGTTTCCCTGCACCTGGGGCTTGTGGATTTCGGGCATGCCCTCGAGCCACGTCTGCACGTGCACGGCTTCATCGTGGGGGCACTTCGTTTCGATGCCGCCGAGCGCGCCCACCAGGCCATCGGGTGACGCGCCGATGTACGGGTACTTCGGGTGTACGACATAGCCTGACCGCTGCACGATGAGGCCTGTTTCGATTTCGTAGGTCTCGGTGGCCGCGTCCTCGAGGTCTTTCCCCCAGGACAGCGCGCGCCCGCCAATTTCGTGTTCGGCGATGCCAGCCATCCGCTCGAACGCCTTGCGGCGCATGAGACGGGAGCGCTCGGCGGTTGGGTTGCCGTCGCGCTTGAGCGCGATGATGTCGTAGAAGGTGGACGCGGTCAGGTTGCCGGCACGCTCCTGGCGCCAGGCATCTGTGCGCTGTTCGGCGGCGGCGGTCATCCCCGGACCTCGGCATAGGTCTGCTGGCGCTCGCCGGTAGCGGTTTGGGTATCGGGCGGCTCGGCGCTAGGCTCTCGCTGGTGCTCGGCCTGACCCTGCGGCTGTTGTTGCTGCTGAGACAGCTCGGCGTCTTCCGCCGACGCGATGGCATACAGCCGGTTGTATTCCTCCTTGCCGATGGCTGCGCGCGCGTCTTTGCCGACCTTTAGCCACTCGTCGTTCAGTTCCTTGGTGCGCTGTTCCGCGCTGCCCGGGGCCCGGACGATCATTTCCAGGTCGCGGATAAGTTGCGTACGGTCGACCTTCGAGGTGGGCTTGGGCTTGGCCTGTTCGGCAAATTCGCCGGCGGTGCGCGGCGTGATGTCGCGTTCGGGCGTAGGGGAGTCCTGTAGCTCGTCGGTGGTATATACGCCAAGAATCGCGCCCGGTTTGATTGCGCGGGCCCAGTTCTTGACTTGCAGGTAGCCCAGCTGCTGTTTCGGGTTAGTCTTCCACAGGGGCGAGTTCTTCGTGGCCACGTCGCTGGCCTTCAGCCACTCGCCCCACACCAGCTCCGTCTCGCCGGCCGGCAGCGCGGCGACGCGGCATGCAAGGTCGCTGCCTTCACCGCGGTACTCATAGTGGAAGCGCCCCTTGATGGCGCCGGAGGCCTGCAGCACGGCGTTGACCAGCTGCGCCTCATAGCCCAATTGTCCGCTTACGAGGTGCGTCTTCTGCGCGACCACGAACGGGTTCATATTCCACTGCATCGCTTGCATGATGATGGCCATGCAATCGGCGGCGTTGCCCTGAAGGTGCTTGGGCACAGTCGACTTACCGGCGGCCATCATTTCGGCCGCGCGCATCATCATGTCCATGTGGCGGGTATCCAGCACTAGGCCGCTGGTACTGGTGTCGGCGGCTGGAATGTCCGGGACGGTGTCGGCTTGCTGCGTGGTGGTGACTTCAGACATTGCTTGCTCCTGCGCCGGAGACTAGGCCCGGCATGGGGGGTGGGTTAAGCGGGAATGTGGTGGATGTCGAAGCGCAGAATCCAGCCGAGGGCTACATCGGTGTCCACGTCGTAGTGCTCGGCCAGCACGCGCAAGATTTCGGCCTCGCCCGGGCCATTCACGGCGAACTCTTCAGCTTCACGGCGAGCGGCCTCGGCCAGGCGCTCTTTCTCGGCGGCCTCCGCCGCGGCGCGTTCGGCTGCCTCCTGCTGCGCTTTCGCGCGTGCCTCGGCTGCGGCTTTCTCAGCGGCCGCCCGCTGCTCGGCCTGCTGGCGCTCTTCCAGTTCGCGGCGTTGGCGGTCGATGTCTTCCTGCTGGCGGCGCAGTTCCGCGGCCGCTTCGGCATCTCTGCGGTCCTGTTCCGCTTTCGCGGCGGCTTGTCGCTCGTTTTCAGCGTCGCGTTCTGCCTGAAGGCGCTTTTGTTCCGCTTCCAACTCGGCGCGCTCCGCAGCCAGGCGGGCGGCTTCAGCCTCGCGCTCGCGCCGCGCCGCCGCTTCTTGCTCCTGGCGCTGGCGCTCCAGCTCGGCGCGCTCGGCTGCCAGGCGGGCAGCTTCCTGTTCCTGGGCGAGGGCCGCCGCTTCCATTTGCTCCAGTTTGGCGTGGATATCGGCCTGCAGGGCTATCGCCTCGCCGCCACGCTGGCCGTAGACCTCTTCGGTGATTTCCAGGCTGGCGACTTCCCGGCGCAACTGAGCGACCACAGCCGAGGTCTTGCCCATGGCGCGCAGCGGGTATTGGCTCAGTTCAGAAATGCGCGCCTGGATGCCTTCCTGACGTTCGCGCTCGATGCGCTCGCGCTCTGCCTTGATGGCCGCCTTGCGCTGCTCTTCAGCCTTAATCTGGGCATCGATCGGATCCTCGATGGCCTTGATCTCGCCCGTGATGCGGGTGGCTTCTGCATCCAGCAACTTGCCTTTTTCGAGCAGCGGCGCCTTTGCGGCCTTGCGGATCGCCTCGACGCTGGTGCGCAGGGACACGCATTCTTGGCGCGCTGCACGCGCGGCCTTGTCGCCGGCGGTGGTCGTGACATCAAATTGCACGCCGGCCAGGTCTTTGCGCAGCTTGGCCAGGCCAGCATCAACCGGCTTGTATTCGGCCACCTTGGCCGGTGCGTCCAGGACTTCGGTATCGGACATGGTTGTTTCC